GTGTTAAAGGTGCAGGTGCTAATCCTAAGACAGAGTCTGAAAAAGCAAGAAAGAAATCATTTGAAGCTAGACATGCTAAGAACATTGCAAAAGGTAAAATGTCAGCAGCTTACTGGGCGGATAAAGTAAAATGGTAAAATCTAAAGTAAACTCAGCAGGTAACTACACAAAACCTTCTTTAAGAAAAAGATTATTTGAGAAGATTAAAGCTGGTTCCAAAGGTGGAGATCCAGGTGAATGGTCAGCTAGAAAAGCACAGTTGCTAGCTAATGAATATAAAAAAGCAGGCGGAGGTTATAAGTAGTGGCTCTAGCTAAATCTCAAAAGTCATTGAAGGATTGGACTAAGCAGAAGTGGAAAACTTCTGATGGTTCTCCTTCTAAGGGTAAGAAAAGATACCTACCTGAAGCAGCTTGGGATGCTCTATCTTCTTCAGAGAAAGCAGCAACTAATAAAGCTAAAGCAGAAGGTAATAAAAAAGGAAAACAGTTTGTCAAGCAACCTAAAAGTATTGCCAAGAAGACTGCCAAGTACAGATAATGCAAGATAAATATCAAGCAGTACGAGAGACTGCAGAAGCAGACTTAGCTACCTTTATTAAGTTAGTAGCTCCTCATTTGTTATTAGGTGCTATTCACCAAGAGTTAATTGATTGGTGGGGAAGATCAGAAGCTAAAAATAACCAGTTAGTGCTCCTTCCTCGAGGACACTTAAAGAGTAAGTTGATTGCTTATAGAACAGCTTGGTACATTACTAAGCATCCTGAAACTACTATTCTATATGTATCAGCTACAGCTGACTTAGCTGAAAAGCAATTGTATGCTGTTAAACAGATTATTGATAGTCCTATCTATAGAAGATACTGGCCTGATATGATCCACCCTGAAGAGGGTAAGCGTGAGAAGTGGGCTGTTGCAGAGATTGCAGTAGATCACCCTAAGCGTAAGTTAGAAGGCATTCGAGATGCTACTTGTAAAGCAGTAGGTTTAACATCTAATACTACAGGCTTCCATGCTGATGTAGTGGTACTAGATGATATTGTCGTTCCTGGGAATGCTTATACAGAAGAAGGTCGTGATAAGGTTGCTGCAGCATATTCACAACTAGCTTCTATTGAGAACCCAGGAGCCTATGAATGGGTTGTTGGTACTAGATACCATCCTAAGGATATTTATGACACGATGATCTCTATGAAGGAAACTCTTTATACTCCTGATGGAGATATTGAAGAGGAAACTGAAGTATACGAACTATTTCAGAAAGTAGTAGAAACAGATGGTGAGTTCCTTTGGCCTAAACAGAAAAGACCTGATGGTAAAGCCTTTGGATTTGACGATAGAGAGTTAGCTAGAATTAAAGCTAAATATGTGGACAACACTCAATTTTATGCTCAATACTATAATAATCCTAATAGCCTTGAAAACTCAAGAATTAATAACGAGAAGTTTCAATACTATGAACGCAGTATCTTACAGAATAGAGAAGGCGATTGGTACCTTCGGGATAGAAAACTCAATGTATATGCAGCAATTGACTTTGCTTTTTCTTTAAGAAAACAGGCTGACTCGACAGCACTAGTAGTAATTGGTGTAGACTCACAAGGTAACTACTATATCCTTGAGATTGATAGATTTAAGACAGATAGAATTGTAGAGTACTTTAATCACATTTTAGCTGCTTGGCAGAAGTGGGGATTTAGAAAACTACGTGCTGAGGTTACAGTTGCCCAGCAAACCATCGTTAGAGAGCTTAAGGAGAGTTATCTTAAGCCAAATGGTATCCCACTATCAATTGATGAGTTTAGGCCTACTAGACACCTTGGCGACAAGAATGAACGTATTAGTGCAATCCTTGAACCTAAGTATGATAACTTACAGGTATGGCATTACAAAGGTGGGAACTGTCAAAGTCTAGAAGAAGAACTAGTAATGACTCATCCACCACATGACGATATTAAAGATGCACTAGCAAACGCAATAGATATAGCAGTAATACCTAAGACCCGTGTAGGTAGTTTATCAATAGGTAGTAACATTATGACACATAGCCGCTTTGGCGGTGTAGCATATTAAGGATAAAAAATGGCTGGTAAAGTAGCTCAAATAAAAGAACTATTAAATGAAGACTCCCTAGCACGGACTCTATCTAGGTTATATAATAACTGGTGGATCCAACGCATGGAGAAGGAAGCAGAGTGGAGAGAACTACGTAACTATCTCTTTGCTACTGATACTACTACAACTACTAATAGTAAATTACCTTGGAAGAATAAGACTACTCTTCCTAAGCTAACTCAGATTAGAGATAACTTACATGCTAACTACATGGATGCATTATTCCCTAATGATAACTGGCTTAAGTGGGAAGGTTATAACTTAGAGTCTGTGACAGCTAAGAAGCGTATTGCTATTGAAGCTTACATCAAGACTAAGTTACGAGAGTCTAACTTCAGAGAAACAATCTCTAAACTAGTATATGATTACATTGACTATGGTAATGCTTTCAGTGAGATTACTTTTGTAGATCAGAAACATGTTGACCAGTTTACTGGTGAAGTAATTAATACATACAGAGGCCCAAGACTAGAACGAGTATCTCCATTTGATATTGTGTTTAACCCTACAGCCTCTTCATTTAAAGACACTCCTAAATTTACTAGATATGTTAAAACCATTGGTGAACTTAAAAAAGATATTAACAATCGTCCTGATCTTAACTATGACAATGCGGCCTTTGAAAAAGCAATAGCATTCCGTAAGAACATTTCAGCATTCAAGACTGAAGATATTAATAAGTCTGAAGGCTACTTAATGGATGGCTTTGGTTCTCTTCAAGAGTACTATCAATCAGGTCTAGTAGAGATTCTAGAGTTTGAAGGTGATATCTATGATGAAGTAAATGGTGAGCTCCTAGAGCGTAGAATCATTACTATCATTGATAGAGCCTATGTAATCCGTAATCAAGAGAATCCATCATGGTTAGGTAGAGACTCTAAGCATCATGTAGGCTGGAGAGATCGTCCTGATAACATCTATGGTATGGGTCCTTTAGACAATCTAGTAGGTTTACAGTACAGAGTAGACCACTTAGAGAACTTAAAAGCAGATGCCCTTGACTTGACTATTCATCCACCAGTGATTATTAAAGGTGATGTAGAGCCATTCACATGGGGTCCTGGTGTAGATATCCATATCCCAGAAGATGGTGGTATTGATGTACTTCCTCCTAACAGTGCTGCTTTCCAAGTCAATAATGAGATTGCTTCTATCTTGGCTATTATGGAAGAGATGGCTGGTGCTCCTAGAGAAGCTATGGGTATCCGTAGTCCTGGTGAGAAGACAGCTTTTGAAGTTCAACAACTACAAAACGCTGCAGGTAGAATCTTCCAACACAAAGTTAATAAGTTTGAAGTAGAGTTCCTAGAGCCTATTCTTAACACTATGTTAGAAATGGCTAGACGTAATATTGATATTGTAGAAGTAGCTAAAGTAATCGACACTGACTTAGGTGTAGCAGACTTCTTATCTATCACTAAAGATGATATTACAGCTAAAGGTAAACTACGTCCTATTGGTGCTAGACACTATGCTACAAGAGCACAGTTAGTACAGAACCTATTAGGTGTATTCAACAGTCCTATTGGTCAAGCAATTGCTCCACACGTTTCATCTAAACGTTTGGCACAGATGGTTGAAGAGTACATGGGCTTTGAACAGTACGATTTCATTAAAGATAACATCCAAATCTTTGAACAAGCGGAGACTCAAAAACTTATAAATCAAACTCAACAATCTATCCAAACTGAACAGGCAACTCCTCTAGAAGAGAATATGTTGGCACCTCAGTAAAATAGTACTTGACAAATATAAATTATTGTGTTATAATTAGTGTATGGATTTAAAATCTGAAAAATCGAAGTCTTTAACTAAACAAGAAGTATTATCTTTAATTAAAGAATACTTGAATGAACAGATAGAATTATCCAGACGCAAAACGCTTTCTGAAGATAATTTTTCTATACCTAGTTGGTCTGAGTTTCAAGCTTATCAATTAGGTATACAGAAAGCATTTAGTAAACTTAACGATTTAATCCCTGACCAAGGAGAAAAGTAGTGTCCGAAGAAAACATTTTTGGTAATCAGACCCCTGATGATCCAAATAAAGAAGTACCCGCAGTTCCACCAATTCAGATCCCGACAGAAGTTTCTGAACTCGTAGGAGCAGGGAAGAAGTATCAAACAGTAGAAGAAGCATTAAAATCAGTTCCTCATGCACAAACCCATATTAAGACTCTTGAGTCTGAAATGGCTAACTTGAAAGAAGAATTGGCTAAACGCAAAACTGCTGAAGAGCTTCTTGAAAATATCAAATTAGGTATTCAACACGAGACAACCCCTCCTGCTGCTAATACATTTGATCCATCACAGA